GAACCCTGGTCCTCAGATGGAGCGCGACACCGGTGCTGGTGTTGGGTTCTTTGGCCAGAAGCAGACACAGCCCGATATGTCGCAGGTGCTTGGGAGTGACCTCGAATTTAAGGTGCCTGAGTCATGTCAGCGTGCCGATCGTGCTGGTCTGAAGGGTGGCTTTACCCCTCAGGCTGGTGAAGGTCTTGGTATTGGCGCATTTGCTAGCAAACTTGAGTCCCTTAGCCACCATAAGAACGCGAAGGACTTTGTCACCGTAGCTGGCCTTCTTGTGTGCGTCCTTACGTATGCAGGAGGCGATGCCAAGACGTTCGAGCTTGAGGCCGGCATCAAAGCCGTTCGAGACTGGACCGCCACCACTGCTGGTGTATCTGATGTGGTGAGCTCTGTGTACAAAGTGGGTAACCTCGCTTTTAAGTGTTTCGCCGCAGGGTCTTTGTCACCGCTCTTTGATGGTACTAGCAATTTTAGTAAGTGGGAGGTTAAGGTGAAGGATTATGTGGTTGCCGTACAAAATTATGCATCACAGACCAACATTTCCTTGGACCAGCTGTTGGACCAGGGCACCCGCCTTATTGATGAGAGCCGTGGCATTGAGCTTGAAGCACGACAGACAGGTGGCAAGTGTTATGCTGTTTATGCTGACACCGCTAGGCTGTTGCGTACTGCATATGCTACGCTTGAGACAAGGCATGCAAACGCCGGGATTAGGCAAGAACCCTTAGGTGTGTGCCTATACGGGCCACCTGGCATCGGGAAGTCTTTCCTTACCAGTGCCTTGCACAGGGGGCACTGTATGGTTCAGGGTGTGACGAACGCCGCCGGGAGCTGTTTCACGTTCACGGGGGATACCGATTTCATGGATGGCCTAACCAGCAATGTCATCACATTTGTACTAGATGATGTTGGGAAGAACAACAACAAGGCTGTCCCTATGGACGTGGCTATTTCAGTGATCATAGGTGTGGTCAACTCGACACCTTATGTTCCTAACATGGCAAGCCTTGAAGACAAGGGCAAGACCATATTCCAGCCGAAATTGGTGATCGCCACAACGAACACACTGGGCTTTAATGCCCGAGCATACGTTGCCACCCCTGATGCTGTATGGCGAAGGTTCCCAATCATCATCATCCCCACCGTGAAGCCGGAGTACGCTGCAGAGGATGGGGTCAAGCTTTCCGTAGAACGTGGTGAGATTCCTACAGCGGGTTTCCCAGACTGGTGGAACTTTAAGGTACAGAAGGTTCAGACCAGGGGTAGCCTCAACCCGGTCTACACTACTGTGGCCAACTTCAACACCACAGCGGCAATGATCGCTTACGTCATGGACCGCGTGAAGAAGAACCGTTCTAACTTCGCCAAAGTGGAGCAGCTCAACAACGCTCTTGACGCTGCGACCTCTTCTCTATGCGATGAGTGTTTCCGTAGTGTGGAGGCTTGCGACGACCACGGGCAATTTTCCCCTTGCCCCTGTGACGGTTATACCAAGCGTGCTGCAGCGTCGGAGGAGGAGCTCCGCAACGCGGGTACGGGTGGTGACAGGGCCGAACAGGGCGGTGACTTTGAGCCACAGTCTTATGTCGGGGGTGCTTTCGATAAGTCAGGGCCATCAATATTCCAGACGTTGGCCACTCCTTTCATAGTCATCTTTTATTGGCTTGGCAAGTTTCTGTGGTTCCTAATTTACTCATATTGCTACATGAGTGCTCTCGCAGCATTTTTCGTAGGGATCTATGAGTTTGCGGAGACATGCCTCACGTATATGTCTGCGTGGGGGAATGAGGACGAGGTTGCTATCAAAGATAACATCTTGAAGTGGACCTATAGTGCGCATACGGCCAAGGCTGTGAAGGTACGCAAGCTAGGGATGAACACTGTGTCTTACGTCGCCATAGCAGCGCTTTTGTACGGCCTTGGGCGAGTCATCCAATGGCGCATCACTAATGTTTACAAGAAAGTCGACCAAACCACTGTGTTAGACCACAAGGTCCCCGCTTGGATGATAGGCAAGACATTCGTGGAAGCGGCCGCTTTCCTTCCAGAGGCAGCATGGCCCACGCCTGATGGAGACACGCCTTGTGTTTGGCGTAAGTCACAGTTCGATAGGGTCACGGCTGTATCAGAGTACTGCCGGACATCATCGGCACGGGACGTGAAGCGCATAGTCGACAACCAGCAGGTTTACTTGGCCTTCTACAACACCCAGGATTGTGGCGATAATAGCTTCCTAGGGTCCGTGCACGGGGTGTTCCTCAACAACACAACCATCATGACGGTCACCCATGCGTTGGAGCCATTAGTAAAGCTACCGCATATTTGGGTCCGGGTGTATCTTCGTGGAGGGATAGTGCCTGTGGTTAGGAAGTTTGACACTGGAGCCATTTATACGTCAAAGGAAAATCCCGACGTTAGCGTGTTTTGGTTCCAAGGTCAATTGCCCGGGATCATTGTGAAGGGAGACCCTAATGGGACACCCTTCATTGGTAGGGGTCATACAGCCCTAGGCGAGTGCATCATGAGTGTCTCCTCCGCATACCGCGCTACTAAGCATGGGAGTGAGTATGAGGAGACGCAGACTGGCCATGTGGTGCAGTTCCAGGACAACCACAAAAACCGGTATGGCAATCTCGCAACTTGTAAGGGTAGGATCGCGTTCAGTGAACTTAGTAGAACTGGCAATGGTTCTTGTGGGTCCCCGCTATTCATTAAGACCGGCAACTCCACAAACCCCAAACTGTCTGTGGTGGGTATCCATATTGGCGCATGGTGCACTCCATATGGCAATTGGGCAGTCACCGCGGTAGTTGATGGCACTACTGCTGTAGAGCTTGTCCAAGGCTTGGCATTGCTCCAGGATGAGCGCCGCGGAGTTAGTGTGTCTAAGCCCCTCGTGGAGGGATTCCAACCTTCAGGCCCGGCTCTGGCTGCTGAACACACGCTGACTGATGCTGGGCCCAACTCGTCGTTCAGCCCACAATGGTTACAGAAGGAGGACACCATTCGTCAAGGTGTTAGGGTGTCCACTTTTGGCACTATTAGGTGCGAGGATGGGTCCATAGCAACCTCAGGTGTGGGTGGTAAGTCTCCCGTCTGTGACACGCCGTTCCGCAGTATAGCGGAAAGGCTTGGGTATGTGTGTGACAAAGTGGGAGCGGTTTTCACCCACACGCACAAGACCAAGCACCTGCTTAAAGTGGATGGGGGGTTGCACTCACCCCCCCCCATGATGGTGGAGCTTGTCGCCCAGGGCGTGCTATCACACTGGAAGGACACACTCAAGGTGAAAGCGGACGATCCGAGTGGGTTCTATGGCACCTACAGGTTGCCATGGGAACAGGCAGTTAACGGGATTCCCGAATGTACGTACTTTGATAAACTGAACATGGCATCTTCCGCGGGGTACCCATGGAGGTGCTCGAAGAAATCTTTGTTCAGTCGGGACGAGAACGGTCTGTACACCATACCGCAGACCGTCATGCAGCGCATCGGTGAGGCTGAGGCGGCGTATGATAGTGGCAAGCTTGCTGGCCACGTCTTTACTGCTAGCTTTAAACATGAACCCGTGTCACCGGAGAAGATCCAGGCTCATAAGGGCAGGGTCATATATGCTGGGTCTGTGGACTACTCTATCATGGTCCGACGGTATTTTGGGACCCTCATGGTTCATCTCCAACACAATCAGGAGGTATACGGTTCGTACGTTGGCACCAACCCTGAGAGCCATGCCTGGGGCCGTCTGATCAAACGGCTCAGCGACCAAGGGAGCCTCTTTGCAGGGGATTACTCTGGGTTTGACACCTCAGCCTTTTCTAGCCACATGATGCACACCGTCTATGGAATGCTCATAGACATGAATGTGTGGCTAAACCAGGAGGGTATGCGCCCAGAGGGGTCCGAAGCATTCACTGATCGAGACATCAAACATATGTGGGGTCTTGCTGGGGATACAAGCTCCCCCATGATCAACTTCTTCGGTGACTTACTCCAATATGAAAGTCTCAACCCCTCTGGGCACCCTCTCACCACACCTTTCAATGGAGTGGGCAACATTGTGCTGATATGCTGCGCTTACGTGCAAGCCATGCATGATAGGAGCGGAGCCACACAGGAGATCAGCCCCGTAGAGATTGAGACCTACACGCGGAAGTTCTTCAGGTGCGTGAAAGCTGCGGTGTACGGTGATGACCATGTGGTAGGGACTAGCGACACAACCTTTGATTTCGTTACCTTCAAGGAAAGCCTTGCTAAGTTTGGGATCAAGGTCACCACAGCAGATTCCTCGAAGGGCAATGGAAACTACACCTTCTTGCCCGTCGAAGAAATAGATTTCCTGAAGCGGGCTTTTGTCACAGATCATGAACTTGGGGTAGTGAAAGCGCCATTACGGGATGAGGTCATCGCAAAGATGTTTTGTGTCTGGGTTGTTAAGCCTGGTGAAGACGAGGTGGAACACGTAGGGTCAGTCTTGCGGGCTATTAGCCTCGCGGCTTCACAGCACACCCGCGAATACTTCGAGGAGGTAACAGGCCATATCCAGACCATAATACGCGAGAAGGGATACAACGAGCACGCCCTATTTGGGGCGAACGGGCTGCCTACGTACGACCAGTACATGGATGCAGCTTACAAAGGGATTGGACTTCCCGACTACGAGGCTTTCGTGGTGCCTGAAGAAGGCTCCATGGAAGGCTTGTAGTGAAAGATCCACATGGGAGCGAGGGGAGCGATGCATTGCCATCCCTACAAAGGGCATTTGATCTTGCCCCCTCAACGCCCCACAGGCCTAGGCTGGCCTTTGGGTTGTACTTTAGCCTACTAGTGAAATTAATTTAATTGAGACAGAAGCGCCGCACAATGCGCATGCGGTCGCAGATTCAACGCGCATCACTGGTCTGCAGGCGACCGAAGAGCCTGCATATGTGGAGGATGACAACCATTGGGAGACGTCCAGAGGTGCCATGTCAGACGCGTCCCTTTCTGACTGGTTTAAACGACCCCTCCGTACTAGGG